GACCTAGAGCCCGCGTCATTGACGGCATGATTAGGCACATCGAATACAATTCATCCGCCGACATTGCATACGACACCGGAGCCTCTTGCGCTGTTGGCGGCGGTTTTGGTTATTGGCGCGTAGATATTGAGTACCCATACTATGATATTTTTTCTTCCGAAATTCGCATTAACGCGATCCCAAACCCTCTTACAGTTTATGGAGATTGCGACGATACAGGCGCGGATTCTTCAAATTGGAATAAGTGCTTTGTAATCGACCGCATAAGACAAACGGAATTTGAACGCCTCTACGGTGAAAAGGCACAGGTGAATTGGGATGATAACGCTTGGCGAGCAATCAAGGGAGTCTGGAAAAACAAAGACGTTATCACCGTTGCGGAGTATTGGGTCCGGAAAATGGAGCCTTGCACCATTCAGGCCGTCATAGACACTAAGGACGGCAGGCAATACGTTTACGAGCGGGAATTTATTGAAAAGAATATTGACGTTCAGCAAGCCTTGCAAGCGGGCCGACTAGTCGCCGGCCAGTCTAGGGACTCAAAAAAGCCAAAGGTGACGCAATACCTAATGACCGGGGCGGAGGTTTTGGAAACGACTCCGTGGGCCGGACGATATATCCCAATTGTTCCGATTTATGGCGATGAATTTTGGATTGACGGCGAAAGAAAAATAAGGTCGCTCATAAATCCGGCCAAGGACTCCCAGGCTTCCTACAATTTCTGGCGAACAGCCGCCGCCGAACTTGTCGCGCTGGCCCCTAGAGCGCCTTGGGTTGGTCGGAAGGGCACTTTTGATAGCGATCAAAAGCGCTGGGAGACGGCGAACACCGAAAGTCATTCATTCCTAGAGTACGATACCGAACCGCCAACGAGAACGCCCATAGACGGCGGCAGGGCGGTTGGAGCCATTTCGGAAGCCCTTTCCGCGTCTGATGATATCAAAGCCACCATCGGCCTGTTTGACGCCTCTCTTGGAGCTAGATCGAACGAGACTAGCGGCAAAGCAATAATGGCGCGCCAGAGGGAGGGCGATACCGCAACATTCCATTTCACAGACAACCGCAATCGCGCAATTCGTCATACAGGCCGGATCATTGTTGACCTCATACCGCATTGTTACGGAAAGGCTCAATTCGCCCGCGTAATGGGTGAAAACGGCCAAGAAGATCAAGTGCCGATTGGGAAGCCGTATCAGGTTAAAGATGAAATGGGTCGGCCGCAGCAAGACAACGGCATTCCAGTTATGGCCATTCACGACCTTACCGTAGGGAAATACGATGTTGTGATTCAATCTGGCCCAAGTTACGCGAGCCGCCGCGAAGAGTCGCAGGCGCAAATGACGGAATTGCTTAGGAACTGGCCAGAATTGGGCATGATCGTCGGTGATATTGTCGTTGACGGCTTTGACTGGCCAAATGCGGAAAAAATCGCAGAGCGCCTAAAAACCTACATGAAACAAAAACAGGGCGAGTTGCCGCCAGAGGTTCAACAAATGATCGAGGAAGGCAAGGCGCGGATTGCCGAACTTGAAAAAGAAAACGAAGCCCTGAAAAACAAAAAAGACGTTGAATGGGCAAAAGTTCAAGTCGACCAGTATGACGCGCAAACCGACAGAATCAAAGTTGGCGCTGACCTTGTTTATCAGCTACCGCCGATTAATCCGCCCGGAGCGACTGGCCAATGAGCAATATGCACGTAGCCTGGATAAAGACAGAGCCACCGGGCGGCTCGAACCCCGGAGCTACGATTGATGATGTTGTTTCGGCGCAGCTTGTCACCACTTCCACTAGTTCCGCAGCAAGCAACCCAAGACCGGCTACGGCGACACATGCGATTGTGACGGCTGTTGATGCCGATCTTTACGTAACAAATGGCGGGGCCAGTGTTGAGGCTGGCCCGACGACAGGAGTATTTATCTTGACGGGAAGCTGGCATTGTTTCCGCGTCGATCACAATGGGCGAATAGCGGGGATTCAGGCATGACCGTAACATACGACTCAACCATCAAAACCTCTCGCATTACGGCGACGCGCGATGCCGTAGCTAATGGAACGCTTGAAATTCTCACAGCAGCCGACGCTTTGCTTGCTACGTTTGGATTGTCCGCATCAGGCGGTTCAATCAGCGGCAGTCAGTGGACCTTGGCATTTGACGCAACAACGGTTGTTGCCAGCGGCACAGGAACGGCAGCAAAAGCGCAGATCAAGGATAGCGGAACAACGGCGAGAATTACCGGATTAACCGTCGGCACGTCCGGAAGCGACATAAACTTTGACAGCGTTTCGATTACGTCCGGTCAAAACGTCGAATTAACCTCTATGACAATTACTCATGGCTGAAAAACTAGCGTCCTGGATTATCACATACCGCGACGGATCGACGTTTTCCGACCTCGACGGACCGCCTCAAAAAGCGCCTACATTGGGCGTCGTTTGCATAGCAATAGCGGATATAAGCTGCGGCCATTATGTGATAGCCGGAACAAACTATTATTGCTGGCACTATGAGGACTCGATTCCGATGTGGGTTCCCCACGACGATGACGGGGCTACCCAATATCAAATTTTTTGCAAGGCGGATAAGGTTAATCCGATAGTTCTGCATGGCTACTATATGAGCCAAAGAGATTACGCCCGCTTACGAGAAGCGGCCCATCGAGACAAAAGACTCCCGCCCATGACCGCGAAGCCACCGCCCGGCTATTTTGAGGAATAAGGGCCATGGGCGGCGGCTCAATGGCCCCGTTCACGGTGCAGAACCATGGACGTATCAGGTCAGACACAAATACCCCGAACGGCGGAACTCCAACATGGCAGACGACGCAAGATCAGGCCGCCGCTTTAACATGGCTAACGAACACCACTTTTAGAATAAGATTTGTCCTGTCAAACACGGGCAGCGGCGCGACAAATAATGGTTCGTACCAAATTTTTGTTTCAAAGAACGGCGGCTCTTATACCCAGGTCACGACCTCTAGCAGCAACGTTAGAAACGCGGACGCAAGCACCGTTGCGGATGCGCAAAGCATAAGCACCGGAAACTTTCTTTTAACTGCCGGATCGGGAACAGCCCAAGCAGGCGAGTATGACGAGAACGGAACAACAACGCTTACGCTGACCAATGGCAATTATACAGAACTTGAATTTGGCTTAACGATTGTTGCGGCGGACGTTGCGCATGGAAACACTTTGGATTTCCGCGTTTATGTAAACGGCGCGGCAATAGATACATATTCATATACGCCGCGAATTACCGTATCAAAGCCAGTCACCGGCTCCGGCTCACCTTCCGACAATTACACCGACACGGCGAGCGCTTCCGGAAGCATTCCGATAACTGGTTCCGGTTCGCCTTCCGACGCATATACAGATCAAGCGGCTGGTGTAGGATCGTCGCTTGAAACAATAACCGGCACCGGAGCCGCAACGGACGCCTACACCGATACTGCGGACGGTGCAGGCGATGCTATGATAAACGGTTCCGGGGCGGCCAATGACAATTACACAGACGTTTCTAGCGCGGCTGGAAATGTGTACATTTCGGGCGCTGGCGGACCTAATGACACAACGGTTGATACCGCTGATGGAGCCGGAACGGTTTCCGACCCAGGTGTAAGCGGTTCCGGATCGGTTAATGATGGCGGAGTCGATCTAGCGGCAGCAAGCGGATTGGTGCATATTACGGGTTCCGGAGCGGCAACAGACAATTACAGTGACAGCGCAAGCGGAACAGATAATCCGGTAGTGGGACCGGACAGAAGGCCAAGGCAAGTTATTGGCCTTAAATTAAGATTTTAATGCAGCAAAAGGAGCAGTTGCAATGCAAGTAGAAAACGGCAATGAAAACCCGGCTATTGAAAACGAAGAACTGGATACCCCGAAACAGGTAATCGAGAGCAAAGAACCGGAGAGCGACACCGACAGCGAATACGATGATGGCGGCCTTCCGGAAGATGGCGACGAAGCCGTTGACGAAATGGTGGAATATGAGGAAGGCGGCAAAAAATACAGCCTTCCGAAATCGATTGCCGACAAGCTGAATCTTATCCCCGCCGCCGAAGCTGACGCGCCGCCAGAAAGCCCGTTGACTCCAGACGAGCTAAAGGAAGCGAATGAACTTGCCCAAAAAGTGGGGCAGGTTCGCAATCAGTATGGAGACATTCAACGGCAGCTTGGCGAATATTCTCGCGTTGATTGGCAGCAATTGGCCGCGCAGGATAAGGAATTGCACGATCAGCACTGGCAGAATTATCAGCTTTTGAAAGACCGACTTTCGGAGCACGAAAAATGGCTTTCAACCGCAGACCAAAAAATGCAGGGATGGGGAGAAAAGGCAAAATCGCATCGAGAGGCTGTTACGATGCATTGGGCAAAAACCAATATCCCAAACTTTACACCAAAGCTGGATCGTGAGATAAGGGACTTCGCTAGGAAAGAATTGGGCTTCCCCGACCAACAGGTTGCAGACTCACTTTCCCCGCAGATTTACAAGGCGTTGCACTTGGCCTTAGTTGGCCATAGAACGCTTGCAAAACCGGCTCCGAAGCCGCCTGTAAATGATCCGAAACCGGCTCAAAAGGTAGCAGGCAGGCAGAGTGCGCCACGCGGGCCTAGCGACAATCAAGATATTGATTCTTGGATGAAAGCCCGTAATGCGCAGGTGGCAGCCGGTCGCTAAATAAAGGCGACTCAATATGGCAAACGACATTCTCACCCCCACGAAGGTTACGCGGGAGGCCCTGCGTATCCTTCACCAAAAGCTGAATTTTGTTGGCAACATCAACCGCACTTACGACGATCAGTACGCGCGTAGCGGTGCAAAGATTGGCGACACGTTGAAAATTCGGCTCCCGAACCAGTTCACGGTACGTACCGGAAAAACGCTGAACACGCAGGACGTGAGCGAGCAACAGGTTCCGTTGACCGTCGCGACACAGAAAGGCGTTGACACCAACTTTTCAACCGCCGAACTGACCATGGACATTCAGGACTTTTCGGATCGCATCCTTGAACCGGCCATGTCGGTATTGGCTGCGAACATCGAGTATGACGCAATGTCCATGTACAAGGACGTTTATAGCGAGATTTCCGACGTAGGCGCGGTTATCACACTGGACGACATTCTTGACGGGAATCAGCTTCTTACCGACAACCTTACGCCGTCCGGGCGTATGCGTACCCTCAACCTGAATACGCAGGACAACCGCGACCTGGTTGACGAGTTGAAGGGCCTTTTCAACCCGAACGCAAACATCAGTTCGCAATTCCGCGAAGGCATGGTGGCCAATCAGTTTGTTGGCTTCGGTTCCGTGTATGAAAATACCATGTGGCCCGTTCACACGACCGGGACAGACGATGGAACTGGCGACTATCTGGCGGACATTGCGAGCGGCGAAGCAGACGGCTCCGAAGGAACGCTTCACGTCGACACTGGCGCGGGCACTTTCTTGAAGGGTGACATCATCACCATTGACAACGTGTATCGTGTCCACCCGGAAACCAAGCAGAGCACCGGGAAGCTTATGCGCTTTGTTATCACGGCAGACAGCACGACCGGCGAACAGGACTTGTCCATTTCGCCGTCCGTGATTTCTTCCGGGGCACGGCAAAACGTTAACGCGGCCGTTGCAAACAATGCGCCAATTCGCAAGCGTGAAAGCGACGAAACTACGGCAATTGGAGCTTCGGCAGATTACAAAATCTCCATGGGCTTCCATCGCGACGCTTTTGCTTTTGCGACGGCCGACCTCGAAATGCCTCGCGGTGTACACTTCGCGGCTCGTGAAGTGTTTGACGGCATTTCAATGCGGATTGTCCGCCAGTATGACATCAACAACGACAATATCCCTTGCCGTATTGATGTTCTGTATGGATACAAGACGATCCGCCCGGAACTTGCTTGCCGCTTCGGCATGAACTGACCCGGCCAAATTGAATAAGCAGGGCGCGGCGCGCCCTGCTCCCCGAAACGGAGATCAAACCAATGGCAGTAGAATATCTAGGCAGCGGCAACGACGACGGTACGGTATTGGGCCACGACGCCACGACAGCTAAGGTCGGGTTTTTTGGCATTGCCACGCCAGTTGTGAAGCCGCAGATCACCGCCGTTGCAACGGCGACAGCAACAACCACCCTGAATGAGCGGAAAATCGACCGGCTGTATGCCGCGCTTCTTTCGCTTGGCCTTGTCGGCACAGGAGGCTAATAGGCATGTCCCGCTTGCAGTATGACGCGGGACGGCCAAAAAGAACGGGCGTAGATAAGATTTTCATCGCTACGCCCGTTTATCAATCGCCGGACTCCGCTTTTCACATATCTCCCGCACGATCTGCCCTTAAAGCGGCCGGGTTTGATTCCGCCTATTTGGAACTTCAAGGCAACTGCCATGTAGACGATGCCCGAAATGAAATAGTGGCCCGCTTTCTTGAATCAGATTGCGACGCCTTGGTTTTCATTGACGGTGACGTTGTTTACACCGGAAGCGATCTTGTTCGCTTGTGCAGCCATCACAAGCCAATTGTCGGCGGTGTTTACCCTTACAGGAAAGAGGGCGCGGAAGAAATGCCGGTAAGGATGCGCGCGGACGTTATTTGGACGGGCGAAAGGCTTCTTCCGGTAGCGGGGCTTCCTACAGGCTTTCTTTATATCAAACGCGAGGTTTTTGAGGTTGTTTCTTCTTGGTGTAAGCAGGCAAGGCACCCAGGAACAAAAGAGTGGATGACCATATTTTTTGAGCGGGATATATTTGAAGAAAGCAGGAGGGGCGGCGACATACGCTTTACCATGCTTTGCGCAAAAGCCGGATACGAGTTATACGCCGACACTTCTTTACGCCTTGGACACGTCGCCCGCATTGTCGTGACCGACAGCCTGGGCGCAATGCTCCGCAGGCTTCACCAAGAAACCATTTCGCACATTTGCTGGCGACTTAGGGAAGGCGAGGCGGAGCTTTCAGATTTTCAGGAATTGTGGAGCCTTACAAAAAATCATTTTGCCATGCCACCAAAAACCTTGAAGGCTCTTTCAATGGTCGCCATGAAAGCGCGCGGTCCAATTCTCGAAATTGGCAGCGGTCTTTCAACTATCGCTATTGCCGCGTCTACCGAAATGGAAGTGTGGACCGTTGAGTCCGATCCGGTTCACGCGGAGCAATTGCGCGTATGGGCGAGGCAGGGTGAGCTAACCAATATTCGCCTTGTAACAGCGCCTCTACGCGATGGTTGGTACGCCATAAGCCCTAGCGATCGTTCTCAAATGCCGGCGAATTTCGACCTTGCATTAGTAGACGGCCCGGCACGTTTGTACGGTGATCGTATTCGGTTTTTCGGGCAATTTGGGAATGTTTGCAAAACCATACTTGTTGACGACACAGATGACGCAAAGTACCTTGAGCAAGTATCCGCCTGGGCAGATTATCAAGGGCGCCGCGTCATAGATGGCGGGAGAGTTTCCATCATAGCCGGTAAAGTTTCTGAAATGAAAGAGGCAGCCGAATGACGGAAATTGTAGACTATGACAGCCTGAAAACGGCAGTAGCCGAATGGATGCATCGAAGCAACCTAACGGGCATGGCGTCGACGTTTATTCAGCTTGCGGAAGCAAAGCTAAATCGCGTTCTGCCGCCAGTCGAGCAAGACAACACAGCACTTGTCGCCACCGTGGGAAGCCGTCGCATTGATGTTTCTTCTCTTAACGTTATTCAGGCTACGGGGCTTTGGAACACTTACTACGACGGCGATGACATCTTAATTCCAAAAAAGGCGGACGGCTCTTTTCGGTACAACGATACCTCGCAAGCGCCGTCCGTCTTTGCCATGGACGAAAACAATGATTACATCGACCTCGATTCCCCGGCAGACATCGCGTACACATTCCGGTTTCGCTACAAAGGGCGGTTTGCGCTTTCCGACTCCGTTACGACAAATCAGCTATTGACGGACCACCCCGACGTTTACCTTGCGGCCGTCGTTATATGGGGAAACCTGTACACCCGGAATACGCAACGTGTTCAAACCCTAAAGTTCCTTCTTGACGAGCACATCGCGGAGACTCGGCACTACATGGCGATGCAGGATAGGCAATCTTCGGCTTCGGTAGATTCTGGCTTGCTTTCAATTGGTGGACGCGGGGGATACAACATAAATTATGACTGATGTTGTTCTGCCATTTCCCGCTTATGAGCCGGATCGCGCCGTTTACAACAAGGATGCGACGAACGAAATAATTAATGCAGTTCCAAGGGCGGACGGCTGGGGTCCGCTAGCGGCATTTGTGGAAGTTACCGAAGCTTTGCCGTCTGCCCCTAAAGGCTCTTTCGATTGCTTGGCAAGTGACGGAACTTACCATTCATTTGTTGGAACGGCGACAGACTTGTATAAATTGGACACGAGCACAACGCCGTATCCATGGGACGAAGTTAGCAAAAGTACCGCAGCCTATACGCTTCCGGACGGGCATAAATGGTCGTTCGAGATAATTGGCGATACGGTTTATGCAGCTCACCAAGGCGACGTGATTCAGTCGTACACAATCGGTGTTAGCACCGTCTTTGCGGACGTTGCGGATTCGCCTAGAGCGCGGCAGATTTTTTCATCTGGCGATTTTCTGGTAGCCCTCAATCTTGAAAACGACATCACCAAAATAAAATGGAGTGCAGACAACGATCCCACTTTTTGGACGCCCGGAATAAGAAATTCCGGCGAACAAAATAGGCCGCTTTTGGGTGAGGCGATGTTTGGAATCAGCGACCCTAGAGGCGGGATTATTGTTGGCAGAAAAAGCCAAGACTACATGATTTTTGATCCTGCGTCTGGATACGTTTTTACGTTTGCCCCCGCCAATCCTTCTAGGGGCATTATTTCTCCGCTTTCGGTTGCCTCTTTCAACCCAGGTCAATACGCCTACTTGTCGCGCGACGGTTTCTATGTTGGAGCAAGGGGCGAGCCGATTGGGGCAGAGCGCGTAGACGACACATTTCTTGCGGACATAGACGAAGATTATTACGACGACGTACAGGCCACCATCGATCCATTTGAGCAGATCATATGGTGGCGGTACTACTCGATAGACGCTGTTCACAGGCAGATTGGTTGGAATTGGAACTTGAATAGATGGACTTATTCAGATCAGCAAATTATTGACGCAAGACCAATGACCAAGGCCGCCGTCACATGGGACGGCCTTGACGCTCTTTACGCCACAATAGACGACATAGATTTGCCGTTTGACAGCAGGTTTTTTAAGGGAGGCCAGCCGGTTTATGCTGGGTTCACCGTTAACAACAAGCTTGCATATTCTACAGGAGCACCGCAGTTAGCCACTATCACGACAGGGAGGGCGGAACTCATACCGGGAAGGCGCACATTCATCAACGTTGCCAAGGTTCAGACCGACGCCGACAATTTTACTTTGCAGCCTGGGACATTTGAGCACAACGGCGACGAAGTGGTATGGGGAACCCCTGTATCTCCGGAACCTGATAATTTTGATGTTCCGTTGCTTTCAGAAGGACGGTTGCACCGGGAGCGCCTTATAATTCCGGCTGGCACTGATTGGTCAGAGGTTTCTAACGTTCTTTTGGACGTGCAAGACGCAGGTGACGCATGACATTTAGATATCAATCGCGCGCCGGGCTTGAAAAGCCAATGCCTACACGCCTTACAAGCGTTTCCGTGACCGCTATTGCTGTTGGCTACGATTTGACTCGAACAATTACAAAAGTTGGCATTGCAAACGAAACCGGAAGCGCCGCGACTTTGAAGTTATATTACTACGACGGGACAACAAATAATTTGATATGGAATGGCTCCATTGCCGCTAACGGTTACGACGAGTACACAGGCCCGTTGCGGTTAGGATCGGGCGACGAACTTAGAGCGGAAGCCGGAACCGCCAACGCTTTGACGTGCAATCCGATCATTGCATTGCAGACTCCAAACATAGGGCAGCTTGATGACATCAGAGCTAATTTTGGTGGGAACCAATCAGATTGATGAAACGTGGCCTCGCATCGTTTCCTATTTCAAGGAAGCCCTTGATTTTGGCTCACACGATTTGACGCTATGGCAATTGTACGTCATGTGCAGAAGCGGGGCCGGTTTTCTGTTTGTTTCAGACGATTTAAGCGCGGCTCTTATTATCAAATTTGACAGGCGGAATAATGACTCAATTGCCGAATTGGTAATTTTTGGCGGCAAGGGTGACACGGACTGGAAAAAATGGGAAAATGCGCTTAGTGAGTTTGTTCGTCGGCAAGGCGTGCACAAGGTTATTATGAACGGGCGGCCGGGCCTAGAGAAAGTAATCAGCGGCGCTAAAGTGCGCCACGTATGCTTCGAGATAGAGGTGTAAAATGCCCGGAGACAGCGGATCAAAAACGACAACCGTTCAAAACAACGACCCTTGGAAGCCGTCACAAGAACTTCTTAAAAGCGGCTTTAACGAGGCTCAACAACTTTACCAGAGCGGCGCGGGATTCAATCCGTATCCAAATAGCACCGTAGTTGGCCTTGACTCCGCTACCGAAAAATCGCTTTCAGGTCTGACTAATGTTGCAAATCAGGCAATATGGTCGGGTTCGCCATACGATAATTATTATAAAAGTATAATTGGTTCGAGTGGTTTTGCACCGCAACAAAGCACGGCGCTATCAGCTTATAACAAAGCTTTGGGCGGTCAGTACGATGTTAAGGGCTACGACCGGGCTTTGGCTTCGGAAGATTATTTACGCGATCTTGCGCGCGGAAACCAAATCGGCGCAATGAATCCGCAGTTGCGAGAGGCAATAGATTACGCCTCTCAAAAGGCGGCGGACAAGGTAAATCTTACCGCTTCCGGTTATGGGCGGTACGGTTCCGGAACACATCAAGGTAATGTAGGCCGGGAAGTGAGCCAAGTAGCTTTGCAAGCCACGCTCGATCAGTACAATCGAGATAGGGCGATGCAAATGCAGGCTTCCGGAATGATAGATCAGGCACAGTTAGCCAGAAATGCGGGACAGGCAGGCAACATGCAACGCCGCCTTAGCGGGGCCGACGCGCTTTACAATGCAGGACAGCAGGGGCAAGCAAACGTTTCGCAAGCTTTCCAGTACCGACAAGACCCATACAAATTGTTTTCGCAAATCGGTGACGTTCGGGAAGATTTGCGGGCACGCCAAATTCAAGACGCTGTTAGGCTTTTTGAAGGGAAGGATCAAGAGGGCTGGCAACGTCTTGCGCAGGCGCAGGGAATTTATGCAGGTGGTGGCCAGCTTGGCGGCGCTACTCGAACAAGCGTTCAACAGCCGACAGCTTCACCATGGAGCACGCTTGCAGGCAATACGCTTGGAGGCTACGCATTAGCTGGCCCATATGGCGCGCTTCTTGGTGGCGCTTCGGCCATACCATCGTTTTTCTAGGAGGTTAACTAATGCCGTCGATCCTAGACCCTAGAGTGGTTGCGCAGATTTCAGGGGTTAGAAGCCTGCCCCAGCAAGTGACGCCGCCTTGGGCTACCCAGGCACAGCAGCAACAGCAAAGGTTGCCGCAGCTTGGGCTTTTCAGTGATCCGCGTATGCAGGCCGTAGCTCTTGCTGCCGCCGCGCAATTGTCATCCCCAAAGGGCCAACCTGTTTTTGCGCAATCTCTCGGCTCGCAGCTTCCATATATTCGGAAAATGGATATTCAGGCGCAAGAACGTGAGCGCGTGAAAAATTATCTTCGTATGGAAAGACGCGAAGATCTAATTCCCCTTGTTGACGCAGGCGAAACAGACACCGCGCTTTCAATGCTAAAGGCGGATAAAAGTGGAAGCGACGAGAGTTTCGAAAAGGGAATTTCTGGATATTATACAAAAGACGGAAAACAAATACCGTATCAGCTTGGATCAAAGGGAACGCGCCGCGACATTAATTTTGGCGAAGGCGAAACTCCGGTTGATACATTCCAGAAAATTGATCTTGGCAATCGTATTGTGGTTGTCGACCGTCGCACCAATCAGCAGATTGGTGAATATCTGAAATCTGGAACGCCCGAAGAAGGAACGGAAACAATTCAAGGGGAAAGCGGCCTTGAATACCGCCCTGTTCCGGGCAGCAAGGGGTATAATGAAGCTGTAAAAACGCAACGCGGAAAGTCTGTTGTCTCTCAAACAATTGACGCCGCCGCCGACGCCTGGGTTTCGCTCGACAAGGCGGGCGGTGTTCGCAATTACAAAGACCCTGCCGCAGAAAGATTTATAGAGGGTCTTGGCACAACTTCACCCGGCCGCGCAATGGGTGGAATTTTAGGCACGGAAGCAAGCGGCATAAGAAGTCAGATAGAGAACATTCAGCCGGCTCTTTTGAATGCAATCAAACAGGCGGCCGAAATTTCCGGGCGCGGCTTGGATTCCAACCGTGAACTTGAATTTTATATCCGCCAGCAAGGCGCGTTGACAGGTGACATATTCGCCAACCTTGTCGCGCTAGAGGTTTTGGACAGGACTATTGGCACTGGCAACGGAATCATTGATCGACTGCCAGAAAAATATCGCGACGAAGTTCGCAGGAGGGCAGCTATAGATATGCAGTCAAACCCTGCCTTGCTGGAATGGCAGCGCCGTGAAGGCGGGCAGGCAGCGCCCGGAAATGGCATTAGCGGTCAAACTTCTAACGGGGTTCCTTGGAGCGTAGTAGAATAAATGCCTACATTAACCATTGGCGATAAAAAAGTTAAGGTGAATGATGCGTTCCTGAATCTATCGAAAGAGGAACAGCAGAAGGCCGTTGACGAGATTGCCAG